GGGAGTTTAACTAATGAGCAAGAAGAAGAGTTAAGTGCTTATCGTCAATATATAGAGTCTGCAAGCACTCAGAAACAGGAGAATGAAAGACGGCAAACATGGTTTACCGAGAAAACAGACGAGTTGTTTAATAGCGAATTCAAAGGTTTTGAGTTTAGTCTGAACGACAAAAATGTAACTTTCAAGCCTGGATCCTCTGATGAATTGAAGAAATTGCACTCAAATCCTATGAACTTCGTAATGAAGTATCTGGATGATAGTGGTCTTTTGAAAGATTCAGTAGGGTATCACCGAGCGTTAGCAGTAGCAATGAATCCTGAAAAGTTTGCCAAGTTCTTTTATGAGCAGGGTCAATCAGAAGCGACAGAGGATGTTATGCGCAAAACTAAAAATATTAATATGAGTGAGCGCAGAACACCGGAGGTTACTTCTAAGGGAGGAATGAAAATTAAGGCTGTGAGTACACCATCGTCTCGTGGCTTAAAGATTAGAAGTAAAAAAAATTCATAAAAAACTAAAAATTATAAAAAATGGCAGGTACATTTAATGCATTACCCACGTTTGGGCTGCAACCATCGGCAACACAGATCCCGGTGGCAACGAATTATATACAAAACTTTGATTTTCTGAATCAGTATTTACCAGATACTTATGAGAAAGAATTTGAAAGATACGGAAATCGCTCAGTATCATCATTCCTTAGAATGGTGGGAGCAGAACTTCCTTGTGAGTCTGACCTTATCAAATGGGCAGAGCAGGGAAGATTACACGTTTCATACACACAGGTAGGTACAGCCGCTGCCCTTGCTGCGGCAAACGGAGTATTTCAGGTTAATGATGTTCTGAACGCACCCGATGGATATCCAGCAGGCGTTGTTGCTGCTAAGAATATTTCTTCTACAGCAGGAGCATTGGGAGCTATTACCATTGGAATTAGAGTAGGACAGACTGTTCTTATCTCCTTTAATAATGGAGCAGGAGTAAACAAAGGTATTGTTACTGCGGTTCCTACAGCTACAACATTCGCAGTATCTTTCTATGAAGCTGGTGGTTTAGTCGCTGTTGGGACTGGAGTAGGAGCAGCAGATTGTACAGTTTTTGTTTACGGTTCTGAGTTTAACAAGGGAACACCAGGAATGCAAGGGTCTATGGAAGCTGATTCTACGATCTTTGAAAACAAACCGATCATCCTAAAAGACAGATATGAAGTATCAGGTTCTGATATGGCTCAAATGGGATGGATTGAAATAAGCACTGAAGCTGGTGGCACAGGCTTTTTATGGTACTTAAAATCTGAGCATGACACTCGTCTACGTTTTGATGATTACTTAGAAACAGCAATGATCGAAGCTGTACCTTCTGGTGCAGCCTCTGGAGCTTTAGTAGCTGGATTCTTAGGATCAGAAGGTGTTTTCGATGCTGTTCAGACTAGAGGTAACGTATGGGCAGGAGGTATTCCAAGCACACTACAGGACTTTGATACAATCATCGGTCAACTTGATAACCAGGGAGCGATTGAGGAGAACGTGTTATTTGTAAACAGAGATATGACGTTTGCAATCGATGATATGTTAGCTGCTCAAAACTCTTACGGGGCTGGTGGAACGTCTTATGGTCTGTTCGACAATGACGAGCAAATGGCTTTAAACCTTGGTTTCTCAGGATTCCGCAGGGGTTATGACTTCTACAAGACAGACTGGAAGTACTTAAATGATCCGACAATGCGTGGTGGGTTAGCTGCTGGTGCTGGAGTTGTAAATGGTCTATTGGTTCCTGCCGGAACGACTACTGTTTACGATCAGGTTCTAGGCAAAAACGCTAAACGTCCTTTCCTTCATGTTCGCTATCGTGCTTCTCAAACTGAGGACAGACGTTACAAGACATGGATTACAGGAGGTGCTGGCGGTGCTACCACTAACGATCTTGATGCTATGGAGGTACACTTCTTATCTGAGAGAGCAGTTTGTGTTCTTGGAGCTAACAACTTCGTGATTTTTGAAGGTTAAGTTAATATTTATAACACATAAAAGGGAGTGTCCTTCGGGATGCTCCTTTCTTAAAATTTAATATAATGAAAAATACACTTTTAGTGGATAAGGTTTATCGCCTTAGAAGAAACAGCGCACCCCTGTCTTACATAATACCAACAAGGAGTACCCCACGTAGCCCTTTACTGTATTTTGATGAAGAGATGGGAATTAACAGACCTCTTAGATACGCAAGAAATCAAAAGAGTCCTTTTGAGGACGAGCAGGATGGAAGCGCAATCGTAGAGCCTGTTATTTTTGTAGATGGATTTTTAAGAGTTACCAGAACAAATCCTGTGCTACAGAAATTTTTAGATCTGCACCCGATGAACGGCAAGAAGTTTGAGTCTGTAGATGACAAGAAAGAGGCTCAGGAGGAGCTTGACATAATAAACTTACAGGTAGATGCACTGATAGCGGCTAAAGAAATGTCTATGGAGCAACTAGAGGTCATAGGAAGAATTCTGTTGGACAGGGATGTATCAACAATCTCAACAGCAGAGCTAAAGAGAGATATTATTGTCTACGCTAAAAACTATCCGGAAGACTTTTTGAACTTGTTCAACGATTCGGATTTGGTCTTAAAGTCTCAGTGTAAGCTGTTCTTGTCTGAAGGATTGCTGACAAGAAGGAATAAAGACAGGGAGCTTTGGTTTAATACCAAGAGCAATAAGAAAAAGCTGATGAATATCCCATACGGAGAAGATCTGATTCATGTTTTGTTTTCATTTTTCAAAACAGATGAAGGTGTAAAAATACTAGAATATTTAGAGAAGCAAGTCTAACTCCATCTTTATTGCATTTTTCAAAAAGAGGGGTATGATCATATCTCTCTTTTTTTGTTTATATTTGTATAAAAAGAATTATGATAGACTCAGTAAGAAAGACAGTTCTTTCAATTTTAAACAAGAACAACTACGGTTATATAACTCCTGCTGACTTCAATCTGTACGCAAAGCAGGCTCAGTTGGATATCTTTGATGATTATTTCTATGATTATAACTACCAGATAAACAAGGAGAACTCAAGCAGCCCCTATAAGGGAGTTATTCAAACATCAGGAACGGGATATGCCAATATCAGGAAAGGCTATGAAGAAGTAATCGATGGGCTATCGGAGACTAAGTTTTTAAGCAATAGATTGATTAATGGTACTGGCACTAATATGTTTTTTACTCCATCGCAGGTTACAACAGGAGATGATTATTATTTAATCAACAGGGTTGAAACATTTTCCACAACATTGGGTTCGGGATTAAGCACAGCCGCAGCCACTAATGAATTAATAGATGGGGCTTTGGTAATTGGTGTAAATGATTTTTTAACCTCTGGTGTATCCATAGGGGATGTTGCTGTTAATACGGCTATTACAGGTAATGCTGCTTTAGTTATAGCAGTAACGGCTAATACTTTAACTTTAGATAATGATGTATTCCCTTCCTCTCCTCTAGCTTACTCAATCTTTGATGCATCAGACAGAGCAGAAGCAGAAAGCGTTTCACAGGCGCAGATAATGCAATTAAATATATCTTTATTAACTGCACCAACCACCATGTTTCCTGCGTATACTTTAGATGGCGATCATATTAGTATGTACCCTAATCCCGGTTATTATAGAGGTCAGGTACTAGCACAATACATAAGATACCCTAACGATCCCAAGTGGACATATTTAACATTATTAACAGGTGGAGAGCCAGTTTTTGATGGGACAGCCCTTGACTACCAAGACTTTGAGCTTGCTATCGATGACCAAGTAGACTTGGTTGTAAAAATATTGCAGTATGCTGGTATGTCTATTAGAGAGGTACAAGCAGTACAGTTTGGACAGGCACAAGAACAATTTAACACTCAAGAAGAGAAATAATGGCATATATATCACAATACAAATACTACGAAAACGAGGGGGTCGCTCCTCTCGACACCAACTGGGGATCGTATCAGTATGTATCTCTGAAGGATATAGTCAACAACTATATGTTGATGTACTCAGGGAATCACTCTTTAATAAATAATGAGAACAGATACAAGATTCTTTTCCATGCAAAAAGAGCGATACAGGAACTCAACTACGATGCCTTTAAGGAGATTAAAGTCTTAGAGCTGGACGTATGCGATAGCCTGAGATTTGTTTTGCCAGCAGACTTTGTAAACTGGATAAGAATATCTCTGTATAAGAATGGGTTGTTAAGACCACTGACTGAGAACATACAAACTTTGTCCTCTTCATCCTATCTGCAAGACCACGACTGCAATATACTGTTTGACCACGAAGGGAATGTTTTAAAGCCTGAGTATTCAAATATTGACCTTGAAAGGATAAAAGGCACTAAAAAAAGTATATATTTAAATAAG